CGACTATGTCGGGATAGCTTTAGGCTGCTAATCAAGTCTCCTTGAAAAGCCCCAGTATTCCTTATATACGACCTAGCTTGCCTACTTCGAAGAACTCGTCCTGAACCATCCTAAGACGGTGGGACCAGTTACTCGGTCCATAGATTCGTTCACGGTGTGTTGACACCTCACCCTGAGCAGCCGGATGATCTTCATAGAAGTAGTTAGGTGTTAACCCAAACTAAAAATTATGAAGAAGTCACTATATTTAATAATATGAAAGCTCTTCAAAGAGTAACTCTTTGAGTTGCTAACACTTACTTTCTTCCTCTTCCAACTGAACTACTATCTAGATCCATTGTCTCATTTTGAGACCAATGGAATAGGTTGTCGTCCAGAGGGAAGGTGCAGGTAGCTGAAACTATAAAGCTTCAGCGACTTGCGGTGACTAAGTTTTTGGCTGGAGAAGGACAGAATATCCCAGGGATCTCTCAAGACAAGATGCACCTTCCAAAGGTTTTACCTTTAGAATTGCGCTACCTTATCGAAGAGAGGAACCCCTGAGCTATACGTTGATCTTTAACATTGTTATCGATCTCACGTGTCCTTCTTGGTGGAAAGAAGGTCGACCTATCTACTATAACTGAAGGACCTAAAGGTAACCACTTAGAAATAAGTGACTACGAGATAGTCCAATTCATTAAGTCAATAGGAAGACCCAAGCTTAAATACCATTTCGAAGAGTATCATTGGTCTACGAAGTCAGGTCCTAATGGGCCTGCCCTACAAGGAGCTCTGGCAGATTTAGTGGGTTTAAAGGATTCTAAATTAATAGAACCTTTAAAAACATTCTATCCACCAGACGCTCCTATATGGCGTCTGTTAAGCGCCGTATCAACGCCTATCTTTCAGACCTCTCTGAGTTACTTCAAGGTCGCTTTTAAGCGACTAAGAAAGCTATCAGTAAAGGACGATAGAGAGACCAAGAGTAGGGTCTTCGCGATACTTGACTACTGATCTCAATCAGCCTTGAGAACCTTACACAAAGAGATTTATTCTCAATTGCGTAAGCTTCCAGGTGATTGTACCTTTAGTCAACACCGTCTTTCGGCGGCTTTCGCAAAAGACCTTCACAGACCTTCAAAATATTACTCCTTCGATCTGACGGCAGCAACAGATAGATTCCCGATTGATATTCAATCGCGAGTACTATCGTTGTTGACTAATGACGAAGTAGGTAAGTCTTGAAAGCAAATAATGACTCAAGAAGATTTTTTCTACCAAGGGAAGACATACAGATATAACTGTGGTCAACCAATGGGAGCTTATTCTTCATGAGCTATGTTTGCTCTATGTCACCACATGGTAGTAATAATAGCTGGATTGAGAGCAGGATTAGTTTCCTTCTCTGCAAATAGGTGTTATATGCTACTTGGTGATGATATAGTGATACACAAC